GGAAAAGGCATTGATTTTATTGGATATGAATGCCAAAGATGAAGGTTTAGATTATAAGTTTGTTGCCAACATACATGATGAATGGCAAGTGGAAGTAAAGAACGAACATGCAGAAGAGTTTGGAAAGATTGCAGTACAAGCACTTAAAGATGCAGGTAATTATTTTAACATGAACTGTCCTTTGGATGGTGAATACAAGATAGGAGTTGATTGGAGTGAAACACATTAATCATTCAGAAGATAATAGAAAAGGAGACATGGCTGAGTATTATGCAGTCACTTGGTTATGGGATAATGGATATGAAGTTTTTAAAAATTGTGGTTGTAGTGGACCAGCAGATTTAATAGCTACCAAAGATGGTAAAACAAAACTTATAGATGTTAAAACAAAATCAGGAAGATCAGGAAGAGTACGATCAGATAAACAAAAAGAATTAGGAGTTGTGTTCTTAAATTACAATCCTAATACAAGAAAATTAAATTTTGTGAGACATAAGACATGAAAAAGAAAACATTAGACACACTCGTACAAGATATATACGACAAACTTGATACCCTTACAGAAGGCAAATCATTAAATGTTTCAGAAGAAACTGCCGATGCATTTGGTGAAGCAATGAAGAAAGCTTTGCTGCATTGGTCAGCAGAACATCCTGTTGATAAACCTACTTTAAGAATGTCAAATGTTGGTAAACCTAATCGTCAGCTTTGGTATGACATGAAGTCTGAAAATCAAAAGAATAACTTTACTGCACCAGTACAGATTAGATTTTTATATGGACATATCTTAGAAGAAGTTGTTTTATTCTTAGCTCGTTTAGCAGGCCACGAAGTAACTGACGAACAAAAAGAAATTAGTGTATCTGGTATTAAAGGTCACATGGATTGTAAGATTGATGGTGAAGTTGTAGATATCAAGACTGCATCAGGTTTTGCATTTAAGAAATTCAAGGAAGGTACATTACCTGACGATGATCCGTTTGGTTACATGGCTCAGATAGCAGGTTACGAAGAAGCAGAAGGCACACAGCATGGTGGCTTCCTTACTCTTAACAAAGAAAGCGGAGAACTTGCTTTGTTTAGACCACAAGAGTTAGACAAGCCTAACATCAAACAAAGAATTAAAACACTTAAAGCTCAAATAAAGAAAGACACACCGCCTGAATTGTGTTATAATCCAGTACCTGATGGTAAAGCTGGCAACATGAAAATTGCTAGAGGTTGTACTTGGTGTAGACATAAGTTTGTTTGTCACTCAGATGCAAACGATGGCGAAGGCTTAAGAGTTTTTAAATATTCTAAGAAATTAGAATACTTGACAAATGTTGTAAAACTTCCACGAGTAAAAGAGGTAACACATGAATGGAAAAAAAGTTAAGAGGCTACGTAAGAAAGGTAAAAGTTTGTTAGTTGAATGGCTGCATTCTTTATTGCCCAACGAAGAAGATAAAAAAGAAATTACTGTTGACAATATTGAGTCTTATCTTTCTGACCAAACACATATATATGCAAACAGAAAGTTTTTACTCAGTGCTTATTCTCTTAAATGGATTTATAAAAGAGTTAAACGTAATCCTAATTTAACTTTTCAACAACTTCAAAAAGATTTAGAACAAGAACAAAAATCTTTCGATACTTTAGAAAATAATATATACGATTTATGAACATGACAAATGATAACCCTCAAGATACTTTAGAGATAGATGTTAATGCTATTCCTTTAGATGAATTAATTATTGCACTAGGAGGTGTTCTTTTTTCTGGTACAGAACTTCAGGAAATAGACACAATACTATTAGAAAAACTTATAGACCTATTAGAAACAGAAATAAACCTAAGAGAACTAGGTATGGATATGCCTGTTGACGAAACAGTACACTAACATGAAAAGAAAACCAAGAAAGAAAAGACCAATAGAAAAAGGATTACCTAAAGGTTACGATTCAAAATGGGAGTATGATCTACATCAAGAAGAACTACAACATTGGGAACATCACAATGGTATCATAGAATATTCAATCCCACATAAATATCATCCTGATTTTATTCGTATCTTAGAAGGTAAAGTTATATACTTAGAAGCTAAAGGAAGGTTTTGGGATTATGCTGAATATACTAAATACAAATGGATTAAAGAAGTATTGCCTGAAGAATGTGAATTAGTATTTTTATTCTCTAATCCATCAGCACCCATGCCCGGAGCAAAAAGAAGAAGAGATGGAACAAAAAGAAGCCACGCTGAATGGGCATCAAAGAATGGATTCAGATGGTTCAGCGCAGAGAGTTTACCTAACAATTGGAAAGAAGAGGAGAAAGACTAATGGAAGAACTAATGGAACAAGCACATAAAATAATGGATGAACAGTACAAGTTCAATGAACATAACACAATCGAACAAATAAGAAGATATATAGACAGCACATATGAAAGACATTATGGATATGGAAAATATCAAGCAACAGATGTTATAATAGATGCAGGATATGGAGAAGCATTTTGTATAGGAAACATAATAAAATACGCTATGAGGTATGGTAAGAAACCTAATCCTATTACAGGAGAATATAGAAACCAAGCAGACTTATTAAAGATTATTCATTATACTATAATAGCAATACATCTATGGACAGAGGAGAAAACAAAAAGTGAAACAGATTAAACTACCTACAACTTATCAAGAGTTTATACATCTTAGCAGGTACGCAAGATGGAACGAAGATACAGGAAGACGAGAGACTTGGCAAGAGACAGTTGCAAGATACTTTGACTTTATGCAAGAGCATTTAAAGAAGAACAATAAAACAGATATAAGTAATATTAGGCCTACACTTGAAGAAGCCGTACTTAATTTAGAAATTATGCCTAGCATGAGAGCTTTAATGTCAGCAGGTACAGCTTTAGAACGAGACAATGTTGCAGGGTTTAACTGTAGTTATGTAGCAGTAGATACACCTAGAGCTTTTGATGAAACACTTTACATACTTATGTGTGGTACAGGTGTTGGATTTAGTGTTGAGCGACAATACATAAATAAACTTCCTGATCTTCCTGAAGAACTACATCAAACAGATACTATCATCAAAGTTGCTGACTCAAAAATTGGATGGGCTAAAGCATATAAAGAACTGATGTCATTACTCTATGCAGGACAAATACCTCAATGGGATCTAAGTGGTATCAGACCACAAGGCGCTAGACTTAAAACTTTTGGTGGTCGTGCCAGCGGTCCAGCACCTTTAGATGATCTCATACAATTTACAATTAATATATTTAAGGATGCTATTACTAAAGGACAGAGAAAACTAGTATCGATTGACTGCCATGATTTGATGTGTAAGATTGCAGAAGTTGTTGTGGTGGGTGGTGTTAGACGTAGCGCTTTAATCTCACTCAGCAACCTCTCAGATGAGCGTATGCGTAATGCTAAGTCAGGACAATGGTGGGAACACAGTCAGCACCGGGCATTATCTAATAACTCAGTAGCTTATACAGACTCAGTAGAAATGGGTCCATTCATTAAAGAATGGGCATCACTATATGAATCTAAAAGCGGTGAACGTGGTATCTTTAATCGTCAAGCTGCTGAAGAACAGGCCGCTAAGAATGGAAGACGAGAAGATTACAAAGACTTTGGTTGCAATCCTTGCAGTGAAATTATACTACGCAACAAGCAGTTTTGTAACCTAACAGAGGTTGTTGTAAGACCTGACGATACTTGGAAAAGTTTAGAAAGAAAAGTAGAACTGGCTACTATTCTTGGTACATTCCAAGCAACCTTAACTAACTTTAGATACCTAACAAAAGCATGGAAAGATAATACAGAAGAAGAAGCATTGCTTGGTGTGTCTCTTACAGGCATTATGGATAATAAAAAGATGTATGAAGGAGATAACTTACCAAAAAGATTACAAAACTTTAAAAATGTATCTGTCGCTAAAAATAAAGAGTGGGCAAATAAATTAGGAATCAAACAATCCGCAGCAATTACTTGTGTTAAACCTAGTGGAACTGTGAGTCAGTTGGTTGATAGTGCTAGTGGAATACATACAAGACACAGCGAATATTATTTAAGGACTGTTCGTGCCGATAAGAAAGATCCTATTGCACAGCTCATGGTTGATCAAGGAGTGTATCACGAAGATGATATTACTAAGCCTGAACATACCTTAGTGTTTTACTTTCCTATTAAGTCTCCAAATAAATCCTTAACAAGAATAGATCTATCAGCCATAGAGCATTTAAAAATTTGGAAAACTTATCAAGATCATTGGTGCGAACACAAGCCTTCAGCCACAATATCAGTTAGAGAAACCGAATGGTTAAAGGTTGGCGCATGGGTATGGGATAACTTTGATAGAATATCAGGAGTTTCTTTTTTGCCATATGCAGATCATTCCTACCAACAAGCACCTTATCAAGAAATCACAAAAGATGAATATAAAGAGTGGATGAATAAGACTGTTCACGATATAGATTGGAATTTAATTACAGATTATGAGAAGGAAGACATG